TCTAAGCTTCGATTTCCAGACTATATTTTTTCGTTTTGTCTTGGAAATCATCGAGGCAAATAATAGCTTTAGCGCAATCCCTGAAAGATTTGGAAGTCCCGTTACTTTATCGGGTGATAAATTCACACATTCGGATAGCTCAAATAATGCCGATATTAGGGTGTTTATATGATATTTTAACGTCTCGGTATAATTGAAAGTCCCCTGTAATTTAAATACTTCAGGCTTAAGTTCCCCTGATGGTGATACTCCCATAACCCGCCATGCTGCCCCTGCCTTGTTCTTTAATTGTGGCCTGCCATCCGGCCCCTCCGGAATTTTGGCGTTCATGAAAACTGTAATTGCAAACATATCAAATTTTAAGCTGTCAGATAGATCGGAATACTTTTTGTTAATCTCATCAATTGCCGGGATTAAGTCCCGTAACTCTGACGGCCCCCAGACTTCCCCTAATTGAGCCAAATTAGGAATTACATAAACTGGAAGAAAATCAAGCCATTTTCCGCCTTTACCCAGTGGCTGGTATTCAATTATAACTTCTTTTGGCTCTCTGATATTCTGCACATCGTATATAGCTTCCGATATGTAGCAAATATTTCCCATCATCTCATATGTCTGTTTCCAGATGGTTTTATCGTCTTGGAATGCTATAAAATGCACCCTTATAATCTGCTCGTAATCATCAAATTCTGTTATGACAAAAGTTTCAATCCTGTTGCGGATTAAAATTCTCGGATATTTCTTTTTCTCATCATACTTTAGTTTAAATGTAATCCCGCCTGAAATATTGGATTCCACCGCAGACTGCAATAGCTTTATATCCATTGAGTTCTGCTTATGGATTGTGTATAAGTCCTTTTCTATTTCATCAGACCTACTCTCATTTTCCGAAATACAGTTAAAATCAATGTTCTCTTCAAACTGCCATGCTGCGAGTTTATCAATTATGAGCTTGCCATAATTTAAGGGTATGTGCGCCGGCCTATAGTCTTTGCCGTCCTGTATCCCGTGCCTAAACTCCGGATATTCCGCTACGATATATTTAAATGCTTTATTGTCATAGTAATCCTGATACTTAATAAGCTCATTCATTACGGCTAACTGGTCGTCTGTAAATATCGTCGGTTCCGTATATTTAGCTATATCCAAAACTTTTCTAATATCTCTCATGTTACCTACCATAAATTTTTGGTTGTCTCGACTATTGCGTGATCTACACTCCAGTTTGCAAGGCCCAGGGCAATCACGCAGTCGTCATGGTATCCTTCAGGAGCGCAGTACCTGAATTTACCGCTTGCAAGCATTTCATACTCAAAAGCCTTCAGCTCGTCTATCAGCACCGGAATATCAGGAAAGCTGATTTCCCCTTTTTCAAAAGCCACCTGAAGGCTAGTTATAATATTTTGTTTACTCTCATTGGTAAACTTGTAGCTATAAATCTCAATGCCTGTCCGGCTTAAATCCTCATAGATCGGGTCTCCTACTCCGGTTGAATCCATGAAGGTAAAGGCTTTGTATTTATTGATTATTTCCGTAAGCCTTAATTTCTGAATATCCCAGTTAAGCCGGTTAAACCTCTCAAAGTAAACAAGGTGCTTGTCTCTATCAAGGATTATCACAACTGTAAAATCCTGATATTTAGCTACATCAATTCCGGCATAGTAAATCTTGTCTTTCGGTTCTTCGAGCTCCCCTTTTATTGCCCCGTCAACATTACGAAATACACAGGCTATATCCTCAAGGAAATTGGCTTCATACTCCTGTGAAAACCAATCGGCGGGATAATTTTCTTTTGCTTCTTCCCATTCCTCGGCCGGAAAATAAGGATTCGTGTTCGATGGGAAATGCCAAGACTGGTAATTGCCGTCATCCTTGCCCTTAAGATACATCCGGTAAAACCAATTCTTGCCTTTGGGGGTTGAGATAAATATTCCCCTGCCCTGCTTGTCTGATAGTGCCGGCCGGAGTGCATTCCAGCTTTCTTCTTTTATTCTTGACGCTTCATCAAGCAAGGCCCAGTCAAGCCCCGCTGCCCTCAGTGCGCTTTCATTGTCTGCGCTTTTGAATCCTATTTCACTGCCGTTAATGAGCATAAAGCTGTGTTCGGATTTTAGCTCATCGACTATGAGCTTTGCTGGTACGATTTCCTTAAATACTCGCCAGTCCTCTTTTATTAAGGGATATGTAGGTGCTACAATCCAGCCCCTCTGCTTAGGTTTCTCAAGCGATAATTTAGCGCCTTCGGCAACTGCGCATTCAGTCTTTCCCCACCTACGGCCACAGTTAAGTATTCTCCAACGTGCTTTTGATTTGTGGAACTCTTCCTGTTTGGGATGTGGTTTATAATTAAGTTCAATGACATTTTCCATTATTCTTTAAATTTGACGACAACCGGCTTATCGCTATCACCAGAAAGCTCCTGTTTGTCAGTCTGACCCAGATATTGTTTACCAAGCCAAACCAGCATGGTGGTGTTGCCTTTTTCGGCTGATTCCCATTGCATGCGCCTTAAACTCATTTTTCCCGTCTCGGATTCCTTTTTATATGCTTCGGAAAAACTCAAGTTATATGTGTCTTTGCACCATCGCGTTAAAGTCTTTTCATCACACTTAAGGACATTACAAATCTCGCTTTTAGTGCATTGTATTTCGCAAAGGCCTTCAAATATTTTTTTATCTATCTCTGTTTTAGGTCTCCCCATTTATCTACCGCCTCAATTGTTACCATAAAAGTCTTGCCTGAAAATCCCTGAAGTTTTAAAACTGCTTCAATATCACTTCTCGGTATATCTAGCTTGATTCTTGCACCATCCCCGTTACCATCCAACAATATTGCGGACTGAATCGGAGGCAAGCTTGCTGTGAATTTGATTTCCATAAAAAAAGCACCCTTTCGAGTGCATAAAAAAAGAGCCTTCCGGCCCTATTGACAATTATAACTATACTGAAAAATAACACTTTTCCCGGGAAAATGCAAATTTGTCAAGCCCCCCTCTTTATCCCGTCCGGGACCTGATACCCGAATACCCGCTCTATCTTCCTTGAGATCGTAGTTATTTCCTTTTCCATATTTATCTTAAATGCCATGAGCTTTATGTTTGTAGGTGGTTTGCTTTCATTGTCCTTTAGCTTATTTAGCAATATCCAGGCCCCAAATTTTTCAGGCTTGTTAATCAGGTCTTCCAGTTCAGCCATATTGCGGTTAAGCCTCTCAAGAGCCTTGTTCAAAGCTCAACCTCCCTGTCCTCACGCATTAACCTGTCCCAGAACTCCGGCTCTTCTGCTTTACGTTCTATCGTGATTGTTTCTTTTACGCTGGCCCTTGAGTAGCGAGTGCCGAATATCCGGTTAAGTGCATAAAGCGATGTGTCGGATAACAGGTCTACCAGTTTTACCTCGCTGTCGTTAAATTGTTTGCTAATCTTTACCATAATAAAAAAAGGGACTGGAAATTAATCCAATCCCTCTGATTTTTTCAGTCAGTAATTGATATAAAAAACTTATTTAACTTTCAAAATAACTTCTTGCCTGATTACCTGTACTTTGCCATCAGCAACTCTTATCTCAATTTTTTGGTGCAGTCTATTGTTAATCTCTTTTTCATTTTCCCTTAGTGCCTCTATGATTTTTTCAATTACACTTTTCAAATATTATACCACTAAATTCATTGTAAATATATTTTTATAATTTCTTCACTTCCTGTAATATTCTCCTTGCCTGATATTCAATCTCCTTAGCGCTCCGCTTGTTGTCGTAATTCTGCTCAATAACCGTGTTTTCCTCCACTGCCCTGTCAATCTTATACTTGCAAGACTGGAGTATCCCTAAGAAATCTTGCAGTTTTAAAGCGATTAGGGTGTCGCTGTTGTTTTCCTTTAGTGTCATAACCGGTAGATAAGTAGGTAATATTTCCGACTTCAATTTTCTCCACCACCGGAATATAGCAATCTTTTCGTAAAACTTATTTTCTGCTTTTAGCTCCCACTTCAAATCGCTGGCTAAGGTTATCCTGATATACAGGTCACTTTTAAACTTTGGGTTTTTGCCGGATCCGCTCCCGGGTTGTCTAAAGCAATCACAGAAGTCAAAGCCCTCTATAATCTCGGTTGTCATAGTCTCGCCACGCTTGCCTTTTTGCTGACTTGCCCTACTCATCGATTGCCTCTATCCATATACGGACTTTTTTGCCATCATACTCTAAAATTTTAAAGATAATATCATGCTCAAGGTAATCACCCACATTTAGCTTACCACCGATATCTTCCTGCCCGACAACCCCCTCCGCTACCAGCTTAAACTTGCTTTTGATATCGGAGGCTATTTGTTGAGACAATTTTTCTATATTCCTGATAATAAGTTTATTAGACGATGCTATGCCTATGATATCCCAGATTATCTTCTCCACTTCATTCCTGCTGAATTGCTTAACTGGCTTTTTGGATTTGAGGAAATCATCAAAGGATTGCCCCTGCCATGTTTTTGCATAAAATTTACGCAATTCCTCTTCAGTTATGATATATTCCTTCATTTCTCCTCCTTCCATATTAATTTGCC